TCTACAATACTGGCATGCATTGCATTATCTATGTCTGGATAATCAGTTAAAGCGTCTACTGTGTTGGGCTCTGCATAATAATGTATTAAGACACCATCTGTCACTGCTTCATCCACTGCTTTCCAGTCACCTGATTTCGAGTGAACACTACTTGAGTCCGTTCCTTTAGTTGTTATAATTGCTAGTTTATCTCCAACGATAAACCAAGCCATATCATTTTCTGGGTGATTATGATTACTTGCCATTACGTTATATCCATTTTTAATATTTCATTATCAACTAACCTAGGAAGTTTTATATAATCTCCAGCAGAGTCTTGAAAGTCAACTCTAAATACTTTATTAATATCAACAGAAGAGCCCGTATCAGATATATCATACCACATCTGGTCTGCTACGGTTGTTGCTTTTGCGTACTCTACTTTAGTTCTATAAAGCCCAGCTTCTAATAAAGCGTCATTAATTAAATTATATAAATAATTTTCAGGTGCTTCAGGAAAAGTTTGCCTTACCCTACTTATAATATTTTTTACAGTTAGTCTTCTTACAGCCATGTTATTCTAATTCTTCCCACTGAAACTGAAGTGCTTGATCCCAACTTGCAGACAGTAATTCAGCTGCTTCTTCCCATTTATTACCTGCTAAATCAAAATCTGTAGACGTTGTTAACCCTACTTCTGAAAAAGAAGTGCTTCCTGTCAGCGTTACTTCAGTAAATGTTGTTGATGTTGTTAATGTTGCTAATGTTAGTGCCATTATCCAGCCATTACAATTTGCAAGCCTTTATCATAATCAGCTTGTAGTTTTGCTTGTTGTTCTTGATACCACTTATATTCAGCCATAAATTGTTGCATTTCACTACTTAAAGAACCTACAATACTAGAAGCCAACTCTATATCTTCCGAGTTCTCTAATAAATGTCTTACCTTTTCATAACCTTGTGAACTAGATGAAGCGGTTGTAAATGTTCCGTCTTGGTCAGAGTTTCTAGGAATCTCGTCCATCATACTAGCCATTTTATTTTGCAATGTTTTAATAGCCCCATATATAGGGACTAGGTATTCTGCTTCATCTGGAAATTTTGTTATTGCACTATCACCATAAGCTACCGCTGGATATGCCAATGTTTGTACAGTTGCACCTGAACTTGATGGCTCTGGAAAGATACTTAATATATTATTAACTACCCACCATACAGGGTCACTAGCTGTACCAAATGTCATCTCCGCACTATCTTGAGATCTTCCGCTCATTGTTGAAGGAATCCTTCTACAGGGCTGGTTAATAGTCCCATCGTCTCTCATTACACCTAACACCTCAGAACCGCCCAGTGTTAAGTTAGTCGTGCTATTATCTAAAGCACTTGACGTAGAGTATAATATTTTTTTTGTAACTGGTAAAGCAGTAAGAACCTCTTTAGCTCCATCTGTTAAAAATTGAGTAAGTTCTGTTTGAGTTGGTGAGCTACTGCCATCTATAGATAAACTAGTTAATCCTTCTACTTGTGCTTCAAATGTTGCCATTAATATTCATTGTCTTTATGCTTGAGACTCTTTAAGAGCTTTATTTGTAGGTGCTCCTTTTGACCCTGGTTTCCTCATTGTTTCTCCTGACCCCGATGCTATCCTTGCTCTTTTTGCATGAATATTAGCCCAAAGCCCTTTTTTCTTTCTTGCTTTTGTTTTCATTCTTTTGCCTGTTGGCATTATGCTTTGCCTTTGTTTTTATTTCGTTTAGAAATACCTTTAGCTATTCTTTTAGCTTCCGCTTTACTACTAGCACCCCAAGCATTTAATGACAATAACAATCTAGTCTTTCTTTTACCTTTGTCGGTTACTTCATACTCAGGTCCAGGCATACCACCCATTCTAGCTAAAAACGATGCTCGCCTAGGATTATCACCGCTTTTAACAGGGGCTTTTAAAGTTCCTTTTTTATAGGAATCTCTACCTTTTTTATTTAATCCACCTTTAGGGTTTTTACCCTCTTTGCGTGTCCATGCTGCGGTTTTAGGCACTACTTACCAACTTTCTTCATTGCTGTTTTATGCGACTGTGTAAAAGTTTGACCTTTCTTCATAGAAGCTACCATAGATTTAATATGCTTTGCCGTATGGTGCTTAGCATGCCGTTTCATTGCCGACTGCTGTCGAGCATTCAAACTAGACATACTAACACCTTTTATTTTAGGCATTATCTAAATTAACCTGTGTGTACTATAATTACTGCAACAGTGTATGGTGCCACCTTAACAGAGCTCATACTTTGAACTGCATTATTAGTGCTATCCAAAGTTTGCCAAAAAGTGTTTATCTTTTCTGCTAAAGTTCCTGTAGAGCTACTATCTTGTGTATCACCAGGTACTGTTCCGACTATAATTTTTGTAACTGTATTATAATCTGCCATATTTTCTCCAAGTTAATATTATAAAATTTTTAGGATATTGGGGACAGCCCTTTATACGACCATCCCCCACCTATCCAAAGGTGTGTCATTACTGACTTTTACGATTGATCAGCGAATGTTACGCCAGTGTCAGTTGCTGAAATAACGGTACCATTAACATACCAATTAACACCATCACAAACCATCATAATATGAGTTCCTGCGATTGGGGTTAATACACCCATCTTTGAGTTACTGTTACCATCTGAGTCTACAACTGCTGTATCGTCACCACCATTATCGGAGTCATGTTGTACAAGACCTCCGATAAAAAAGTTAGTGTCAGATCCAGTATCGAATGTCCAATCTTGTGCATCAGCTGCTGTACCACCGTACCAAAATTCGTAATAAAGTCCATCTTCTTCAGACGGCATTGTAACTGTACAATCCGCTGTTAAATCTGGCATTACATGAATTTTGCCACTATTATCTTTTGATAAGGTTATTGCTGCTGCATCCTGAACAGATACTATGCCTTTTGATACGCCACCAAAACTTCCACTGTTAACTTCTAATCCAGATGATCTAGCCATGATTACCTCTAATTACCTTCTAGGTTATAGAGAGCATGTGATTCTGGTAAAGAAATTTCAAGACCTGCTTCAGTAAGAATCATATCCTTACGAAGGTCTTCATCAGCGTTCTGAACATTAGTTTCAATTTGTGTGTCACGATTTATACCGTTTCCAACGAGTGGACGGTAAGAAACCTTGCCCATATCGATAACTGCCATGAAACCACTAGCGATACCACGGAATAGTGGTTCTTTCACAATGTGAAGATCGCCATGTATAGTCTCAAGGTTCATTACCTTATGACCAAAAGCACCCTCTCTCTGCTCCAGAGGAGCGTTCAATTGAATTTGAGTGCTTGCTGTTGACACGTCAAGAAAACCGCCATCACCAACTTTATTAAGTTGAGAGATAACAGGTAAACTTGCGAGGACTAACTTTTCAGAAGAGCCGCCACGAGCTGGATCAAAAATTACTTCAAGATCGCTTAAGAATCTGTCGTAAGTAAGCTCTGCCGTTGTCGATGATCTATAATAAGGTGCACCAGAAGAGTAAGAGAAAGCTGAGTTATCAGCTGTTGGATTCGCATTTTTTACAATGTGTCCAACAATTCCTTCACTGTACTGGATGCCAGATACACGAGCCTTTTGCCCAAAGAGCATTGCTCGTTCGATATCTACTTTATGTTCACGAAGTTTAAGAGCCCAAATTCTATCCCACTCATTAGCGTATCCACGATAGCGAGTAGCAATAGATGTATTCGACATTTCACATGCGGTCTTAAAGATTTGAGTATAACCGTAGTCATCTTCAATATCATTTGACCATGCATCTGGTGACCCTGTTCCTTCTGCGAATGCAGTGCCAATTACTTGACACGGATCATCGTCAGCAAGAACATTATAACCACTAACATTGGAGTTCGATACATCAATAATCATACCAGAAAACGAAGAATCTGATCCATTATCAGTTACAGCACCGTTTACTCTAACAAGAGTTTGTGCCCATCCTGCTGCACTATCAACGGTATTAACTGAAAAAACCATTCCTTTTACTAACCAATCAACGCTGGCTCCGCCAGTGTCTACAGTAAACGTATATGCTGTTCCAGCACTAACTGCTGAACCACCATTTACAGCACCGTCTAAATTGAAGTTTCTAGTTGTCCAGTCAATCTTAGAACGATTTTCTAAGAAACGGAAAACAGAATCATCTGTTGGTGCTTTTGCTACTTTTGAAAGGTAAACAAAAAAAGGAGATTCTTCTGGGGATAGTTCTGCAACCCTATCCGAGAAATCGTATAACCGTCTCAGATCAGGGGCTTGTCCTATACCAGCACTGGTTGTTGATGCCGTTACGTCACTAGATAGTTTAGTTCCGACTTTATAAGCCATTTATATGCCTCCTTATTTGGAAAAATAACCTTGTTATTATCCTAGTCTGCCACTTCTAGAAGCACTCAATACTCTGTCAAATATCTTATCGTCATCACTGACAGTTGCTGCTGGTTGACCTTGCAATACCCCCGCTGAAGGCGGAACTTTCTGCACGGCTTTTACAGCATCAATAGATGTTTGACCTTGTACTGGAGCTGAATTGACATCCTTCCATAATTTAACAAGGTTTCCTAATCCTACTGCTTCTTTTGGTTGTGCCGACCACTCTAAGAAATGGTTGACCTGCTGGTCGTCCATATTGTGCTTAGACTTCAACTCGTTCACAGTAGTATTTAAGAATTGTCTTTGTTGCGTTTCTGCCTCACGCTGTGCAAACTCATTACGAATTTCTGAAACAGCTGACCCTACGGTCTCTTGCTCTTTCTTTACTCGTAATCTATATGACGGCGATTCGGGCTTATAATACGCATCCCAAGGGTTAAAGTCGTTTTCATCCAGTTGGGCTTCTTGCCCTGACCCACTACTAGGATTAACTATTTTTTCTTGCAATACCTCAACTAAATCTGGACGACTTTCTAAAAGATCACCTATTGGTTCCAATTTTTTCAATCTATTAATCTCTGATTGAGATCTATCATACATAGATTGGAACTTTTTAGTTTCACCTTCCCAGTCGGTTCCAGCGTCTGGCATTGCTTCAACAACCCCCGCATCTTGTGTGGCGGATTCTTGATATGATTCTTGTCCTGTTAATGTGTCCTGTTCTACGACAGTGTTTTTTATTAACTGAGATTCTTTTGACATTATTGCTTAAACTCCTTTAAGATATCTCTACGCTTTAAGAGCTTGACCAAGACGATCTGCTTCACGTCTTAATCTCTCTGCTTCGAGCTTTACCTTATTTTGCATTTTATTGGATTCAACCCTTCTATCTGCTTTAGCATCTGAAACGACTTGAGAAAGTTTTGTTTTGGCTTTTTCAACCTCAACACGCTTTCTATCGCTTACAGATTCTCTTGTAGCAGTCTGCAAGTCCCCTTGCAAATCTTTTATCTGACCTTCTAAACCTTGAATTTGTTGTATCATTTGTTGTTTTTCATCCATTCTTGCTAAAATCCCTTCTTTGTCAAATATCTCTGGATTTTTCTTTAGAACTTCAATTCTATCAACAAGTCCCATTTGATACGCTTCAAGATAGACTCCTAACTCAGCCCACTTGCTAGTAGGTAGAGTTGAGCCTGGTTCAATTCTTATGTCGTGCTGGTCAAGCTTATAACGATCTTTTGCAATATCTAATATTGGTTCTGTTTTATCGTCATATAAATTAACCGTAGCTTCGTTTAAATTATTGTTTGGTTGGGCAATGCGAAACATTTTTTGAAATGTGTAATGCCCTTTTGCATAATTATATAAGACTTTACCAAGTCTGTTTATGCTAAATTCTATATCTCTTAATTTAGACTTTGGTCTTTCTTGACCTAAAGCCATCATTCTTTCTGTGCCCCTAACTGTTTCTGGTGCTTTTTCAGAAAAGCCGTGCATCATCTCTGGTAACCCAAATATAAAATCTATATAAAACTCACATTGCTGTATTAATCTATAAAATTCAGCTGCTAGTGGTTGTGGTGCTGGAAAGTGAGGTTCTCCCTGTGATGAGTCAACTTCAATAACTGCATTTGGATTTGCCCAGTCTTTTTCTAATTGATTTAAATCTTCTACGCTTCCCAAAGGAACTAAAAGCTTTAGTCCAGCTGATGCCTGTGCGTGCGAGAGTGCAAGTGACCAAACCTTATTAAGCAGTCTTTGCATTGGTCTAGCCCTTGATACATCTGATTTTGGGTATGGGCTTTCTGTCCAAACATTAGGCAATGGAACTATTGGATAAACGTCTGTATTTAAAACAGACTCATATAAAACTATTTCTCCTAGCGTTGCACAAACCTTTACTCTGTTTTGTGGAACTTCTATTATTTGAACTACGCCATTTTCTATAATCTCTGCGTTTTCTTCCATGTAGCGTTCAATGTCCACATCGTTAAACACATATTCTTTTCCACTTCCTGTGTCTAACACTCTATAAAAAGGAACTTTTGTTTTATAGTATCTTTCTAAAATTTGATATTTTCTAAATTCATACTGGTCTAAATATTGCGTTTCAGCAGGTGTGTATGCCTTCATTGAATTTTTATTTTGTGCAGCTGGAAAATCTTCTTCACGATAAGCAGAGACACTGTCAATTAACGGTTTAATTGGCTCACCTGTTTCTGAGTCTTCTTCTATTGCAAGTTCGGGATAAAGGGCGACAACTTGTTCGCCTGTTAATATAGTAGACAACAATATGCTTTCAGCGTCCCCAAACCATCTATCTCTTGATGATGGTGGGACATACACCCGAAACGGATTAACATTGGTGAATTTGACATCGCCCCTCCCGAAATCTGCTTCGGTATCTACATAAACATATAAATAACCTAATCCAGAAATCGCATAATCATGTATCGCCTGTTTCATGTGGGCGTCACCAGTTGAGCTGTCCCAAACATACCCAAGAATAGTTCTCCAGACGTTTGATATTTTTACGTCAGAATCTTCTCTTGGTGTAATTGTAAAAGTTGGGGGTCTTGATGTTAACGTAGCTTTTAATTTCTCTACTGCTGGAGAAATTCTATCCATAGGTACGTCTGCTTGGTTGCGAGTCTGTAGTTCATCAGACTCTTCAGCGGTAAAATGATTACCTAAATAAAAATCTATGTCTTTACGAGCTTCAGCATCCCAGTCTGCTCTAGCGTCACGCCATCGCCTATATAGATCCTGATTATTTTGAGCCCTTGGGTCTGTTTCCATTTATTGGCGTATCCCGCTTTTTTCTGTTAATTCGTTTAATTGTTCATCTGTTAAAACATTTATACTATCTTTACTTACTTCATAAGGNTCAATTTTNCCTGCATCAACTAAAGAGTCATATACAGTCCACTCTGTTTTTGGTTTATATTTTTGTGCCATCCAACGAAACATATCTGGACCATACTTTAGATAAGAGCTGTATTCGTATTCATCCATACCAAGCTGTTCCATAGGTGTTTTATAATACGCTTGCTGTCCACTTGACATTGGAACTTGTTGTGGCTCAACCTGACCTTGTGGCATTGGCGGGTCAACAGGACCACCATCTTGATATTTTTTAACATATCCACCGCCATACATACCAACCATGTTTTGCATTGACGCCAACGCAGCTAATTCTTGTATATTGTCTGCTTCTTGCGATTTATCGCCAAACATAGACATAAACTCTTCTACTTTTCCACCGTCTTTATAATTCATAACTTTTCCACCTTTTTCATATTTTTTAATATAACCTCCACCGCTTTTACCAAATAAATCTTGTAAAGCACTGCTCCAGCCTTCATTTGCTCCAGAATCTTCTAATTGAGCCAATAAACTTGTTAAAGCAAATTCTCTAGATGGCGTTGCAAAAGCTTCAATTTCTCGTAGCCGAGCCTGATTTGACGGATCAGACTGTTTCATTAGCTCTGCTTGTTTCTCAACCGACAAGACACCTTCCATTTCTGGGGCGTTCATTCCAGGGACAGCCCACTCTTTGTAACCTTTTGTTGCTTCGTTAAAAGCAGCCATTTGTGCTTTTTTACTACCTTCTAAACCCCCACCGTACTCTTTGATTATTGATAATAAAAAATCATGTTTTGTTGATGGGTCTCCAGCTTCACGGGCTTCTGCCTTTAGTCTTCTAGACTCAGGTACCATTAAATTATTCATTGCTTCTTCTAAGGCATAAACTGCATACCCTGGAGTTGGGTCTTTATCGCCACCAAATTTTGCAAACATATATTCTGATTCTTTGGCTTTTTTAATATCTTCGGGCGTTCCTCTAAATTTAGCTTCTTTTAATCCTGGTATGATAGAATAAAGAGCTTCTCGTTCTTTCATGTCTTTTATGGTTTTAGCATAAGCCTCTTCTGTAGAATCTAAGTCGCCAGTCAACGCCGATACAAAAGGCTGTGTTGCTGGAGAACTTGCATCCTTGCTTTTTAGCAAATTTTGTTCTCTTCTCATTTCTAAATTTGGAATTGATTTCAAACCAGGAGTTTCAGAAAAAAAATTTTCCGCAGCTCTTCTAGCTTTTAATTCTTTAAAAAGCTGACCTGTTGTTTGTTCAAAGTCATCTTCAGATAAATCAGAAAATCTTTGTTTGCTTCCAAATAAATTTTTTAAATCTGAGTACTTTTCTCCAGTGTCTCCCATTAAATTACTTATAAAGCCACCCTCTTGATAACCCATTGGTGATCGTGCGTTTTCAATTAAAGCTGACTGGCTTAGTCTGTCGATATTGTTTAACATCTCTAAATTTTCAGGGCCAATCTCTTCCGCAGCGTCTTTTCTTATAACAAACTCACCTGGCGTGAGCATAGCAGGAACGGTATCTGTACTTGGCTTCATCATTCTTTTATCTCAAAATGTACTAAATCGTCAAATCTGTTATCTTTGGTATGTGTATCCATGTCCCAATCGCCGCCCCAACGAATTTTTAAACCCTTCTTTTTTGCAATACCTAAAACAAAACCTGCAAAGTAATGCATTCTGTCTCTATCTTTCCAATCAATTGGGTAAGGTATGACATCTACAGCTATACTTGGAATTTTATTATGCTTTCCTTTAGGATATCTTAGTTTACTGTTGCCTTTATCATATGCTGCGTTTTGTTTTTCTTTGCCACGGTGACCTTCCAAAACAGAGCAATCAAATGACTTAACGACCTCCTCAAAAAGGTCTTGTAACCTTTCATCACAGGTGTGTAGTCTACTTTTGCTTCTTGTTCCGAATTTTGGCTATTTAATTTAAACCCATGTAATGTATCATAATTATCGTAATATGCAAACTTTTTTATTAAAGTTTTGAACCTGTTATCCAGTTGTATACTTTTTGCACAGGTTTTCGCTGTTGTTCTTCAATTGCTTCTTCGTAATCATCTACATCCATCTTTTTACTTTTAGGTGGTCTTGCATAATAGTCTGCATAGTACAATCCATCCATTAAGTCATCGTTTCTAGGTTTTGGATGTTCAAATATCTCATCGACAAGTTCGGTCATCTCTTCTCGTATGTAAAGTTTTTTGCTATTTATAATTGGTCCAAGGGTTGTTTCTAGTCTATCTTGCTTTTTATTCCTGGTGGTGGCTTAACACCCTTAAACACACCTGGCATTAACCTTCTTTCTTTAGCAGATAGCCTTGTTACCATATCTCTTACCATTTCTTGAGCAGCCACTGTTTCTATCGTTACTCTTCTAACTGGGTGATATTTCTTGGTCATTTCTATAATTTTCTTTGGAACGTCAAATGTAGGGATTCTTTCTCTAAAATACTCTAAAACATACCTGTTTTGGTTTGCATCGATAGCCATAACAAGAATAACTTGATAATCTGACGTTTCGGACGCTGTAGCTGCAAGGTCAACACCAATGTAAACATTAACAGGAATAGCGTGATCTTTATCCGCTAAGTACGAATATCTACTTTCTGACTTAAATTGATAGCCATGGTTCTGTACTCTGTCCACTTTGAACGCCGCTGCCCCTAAATCTCTAGCATCGTTCATGTATTCTTGTGCAAACTTGTTTACAAGTCCTGCTTCTATAAATTCTTTTTTCTTCTTTTTAAGCTTACTTAATGGGAACTGTTCTTCCCAAATGGGTTTTTCATCTTCAATAGCTCTTTTAAATACAACATCCCACGAATATGTTTTGTCTTCTTCTTTTGATTTTCTAAAACCATCATAGGTCATTTGCAAAAAACTATCAAAGTGTACAATGGTGCCTGCTAACCATATCCAACCTTCTCTACCAGGGCTCTCTTCCAGTGCTGGATATACTGTAGACACCACCCATTTTTTAATTTCAGATCTTCTTTCAGGTGTTTTTGTATTTAACTCTGACTCAAAGTCATCTAAAATGATACCAGTGTATCTTACATCAACTTCAGCTCTTCCTCTAAGCCTTTGATTGGTTCCTTTAGCTATAATTCTGTCACCACGAGCTGTAACTAAATCTTTTTCTGTCCACCTTTTTCCTACGATACCACCATCCATATTGCCAAAATAGTACTTTATCATCTTATTATCTTCAAAATGCTGTCTAATGTACTTAATGTGGTCAATTGCTTGTGTTTGCTCTTCTGATATCCACGCAAAGAAATGCTGTTCATCTTTTGCTGAAAAGCATAATTTGTGAACAATAGCTGTTTTAGACAGAATCGACTTACCAAAACCCCTAGGAAGGATAATACAAGTTCGATTCCCTGGTTTAGTGTTAATTAACTTTCTTCCTACGTCATAATGAAAGTTTGGAGATTTGCTTTTGTTTAGGAAGTCTTTAGGTAAAAAAGCCTTGCCAAAGAAAACAAGGTCGGTATATGCTCTTTTTAACACGTCATCACGTTCTGCCATCACTGATGGAGGTGGTGTAATGTTAAATTCAGCTTTTTTCATATATTTTCTTTGTAAACATTACGCCAATTAAAATTAAACAATTGACGGATATAGGTGTTGCCATTGGGCTATCTCTTAGTCCCCATGCAATTAATATACATAATACAAACTTTAAGGCTAATATGATAAAATCAAACACAACATGTACCTTTTACCTCCCCACTTCTGTTGCTTTGGATAGTTCCAGTAGTATCTGCTTCTTAATTCTACTTGCATTTTGGACAAACTTTTCTTTGTTTACCAAATTTGGGAAAGTCTTTATAATAAGTAACCTTGCCCATATCAGCAAAATCCTTGTAATATTTAGTATCGTAACAAGTATCGCATACAGGACACAACCTAATCGCTTTATCAGTGGTTCTTCCATCTAATGTTGACTGTTCCGAGCGTTCAATTCTCGACTTTGTCCCACTCACCTTTTCCAATATCGTTCTTTTCTTCAAGTGCTGGCCTCGTAAATGCTTCAAGTTCTTGCTTAGTAAATCCACGAATTTCTTTTTGCATCAGTCCAATGGTCTGTGATTTCTCTTTAGGCATCATTCCACGCATTTCTGCTGCTAATTTTATGTAATTAAACTTAACTGATCCTTTTTCAGCCATAATGCTTTCACGCATTTCTTCTAGTAACATGTCTTCAGTAATGTTTAATTCATCCATTTTGTCTGCTAATTTTTCGTTTACCACTTTTTTAATCCTTTTTTGTTTTAATAACCATCTTGAACGCCGTTTGGCATAAGCATAGTTGTTAGTCTTGTATAAATGCATATAAGCAATTTCCTTTGGAACATTGCCAAATATAAGGTTTACAAACATAATTTCCATTTCAGTAGGGATTTCAGTGTCCACATCGTCCCAGGGGTTCTTTTTTGAGAAAGTATATATGTTTTTGTGCGGTTTACCAGAGATAGGGTTGTCTCCCCTATAGGGTCTAAACTGACCAAGTATAGTGCGAATGTATCGTGACTTACCGATAGTGCCAGTTTTAAGCACTTGACTCATGACACCGTTTCTAGCTTTTACCCAGTCTCCCTCTTGTGCGGTGCCCGCATCCGAAATTTTTGGGTTTTTGTGGTTTTTTAATAGGGCTTCTTTGTTTTTATATGCAAAATGTGTTATACCTTTAACTTTTCTTTGAAAAATAGGGTCAGCACTCCCGACCTGATCATTGTAATGATCTAACTCTATATCCCCCCGACTAACCCTAGTTTCCATTTATTTCGTTGCCCCATACAAAACAAATTCCTTTCTGTATCTCTATGGTCTCTACTTGAAAATTTCCGTTGCTCATCCACGTTACAATACCAAAAGCATGGTTCCAATTGTGCAATCTGCCCTTTAACCACTTGTTTTTGCTTGGTGACATGTCTTTAAGACAGCCAAGACTCCAAGCACCGATAGTACCGCTATCCAACTTAGTGAGAGAATGACGCTGTATATCATGAGTATGACCATAAAGGATATTGCTGCCGTAAGCTTCAAGATGTTTTTTCGCATGATATGTTGTAGCGTAGGCTCCATGTATAAAATTTAACTTACCAATCTTTAGGGGATGATTAAAACTATAAAATTTATATCCTCGTTCTTTTATACGGCAACTGTTCTTAAAAGCAATATGCGACATATAGGGGTATTTCTCAACAAATCGATTGGTCCAATCGTCATGATTACCCTCCAGCATGAATTTATTCTTACAATTGACCTTATCTAGGGCATTGTCGAACAAATCAAGCCCTTCATTGACGGATTTGATATCTTCTTCTATAAATGGTAATTGATACTCCAGAGGAGGACTATTTCTTGTCCTTCCATTTCCAGGCGGAGCAGGACGTAAATTCACCGACATCTCCTAAATTTATGAAGGTGTCAGGCTTTATTATCTTAATTGCTTCTAAAACGCAGTTTACTGCAGCTTCGTCATGTATCGGAAAGTGCTGGTCTGGTATAACTACGGCTAGTTTAGGCTTCTGCCTCATATGGTATGTGGATTTCTGAAATTAAAACTGGGATCTCGACGTTCTTAATCAACATTAACAGTTGTTCAAGGACTTCTGGGTCGCCGCTATGTTCGTAAACTCTAGCGGTGTCTTTGATCTCAATCAAATGTTCACCCAGACTTAGTTCCGTTACTAGTGGATTTTCCACTATCTTTATCCTGTTCATCTTTAACTGCGGATTCCTTGTCTTCTAACGAACTTGTTGGCATTTGCCTAGTAAGTTGCTGCTCATAAACACCCCTTGTTACTTCTAAAAAGTGTGCTTCTTTCTTGAACTCATTGATCTTACCATTCAATTCGGTAATAACAGTTANTGTGCCCTTTGCATCGGCACTTAGACTGTCAAAGTCGTATGTTTTACCATCAAGTGTAATTTTTTTCAATGTTTTTGGCTTGGCATTGTTGTCTCCATTTTGGTCAATGAACTTAAATACAAATAAAGTTAGCATGCAATAGTCATCTTTTTTTTTAAAATACTAGGAAATGTGGTTGATGTCGTATATATTTAATATAATATACAGTATATAAGCATATATACAGTAAATAAGCATATTTACTATTATAATAAAATATTATATATAACTAAAGATTATATACTTTCTTTTTTCTTTTGTATTACTTTTCTTTTTTCTTTAAAAACTGAAAATATCAAAAGTTTTCCACAATTTTCACAGAGTTTTCCACAATTGGTGTTAATAAGTTAAGCTTGAGCGATCTGACTGTTGCTCTAAATTACTGTATATTAGCTATATAGGGCGAAGGTAAGCAAAAATTTTGCCAAAAAAAATTTTACAAAAAATTATGTGATTGTCTCTATCTCTCTTTTGTTTATATGGGGGTACGGTCTAAATCCTAATTAAGAAAATAAAAAAGGGTTGAGATTCCAAACCTCGATGGGGTGCCGTCGCCTTAATTTTTTAAGTGTTAAGGCTCGGCAACCTTAGAATCTAAAGCAAATCTAGGGATACGCCTTAAATTTTTATGTGAGCCTTCAACCTGGCTGACAGCGTGCACCTTTGATAATGGGGGAGTTGATCAAGCGTGCGGGGTAGTTTACATCTAAAGCCCCCTTTATATATGGACTTTTCAGCATAACATTGTGATACACAAATAGTGCTTGTATTTTAATATATATCATCGTATGATTAACCATTAATTAACTAAATATGAGGTAAACATATATGACATTAGTAGCACTAAATAAGCGTTTTGAATCAGTCACAAACAAGATCGACAGATTAAATATTAAGTTTCAAGATGCTTTAAATGATTGTAAGGGTCAACATGTTTTAGATAGAATTGAAGATAAAATTGTTGATCTAGAAGAAAAACAATATGAAATAGAATTGGACATTGAAAAACAACAAAGGAAAGCATAAAATGACTAAGAAAATAAATACTACATCTTATTCGAGCGTTGGTAAATATACGTATCCCAAACCCCGTAAAATGACTAGAAGTGAGGCAATTTTAATCGTGGGTAGTGGTTTATCCAACACTTCAAAAATGCCTTCATTTTCATTTAATTTATCCGCCTTAGATTGTAAAACAGGCTCCAAACTAGTGAACGTAAAAGGCTCTGTTTGCGATGGTTGTTATGCTTTAAAAGGTAATTATCACAGGTACAAATTGCCCGTGAAAATGCAACCTAAAAC